TGCTTCTGCCACCGGCTACGGGTTCCAAGGCTCGCGAAGCGCTCTCGCGCCGCGAGCGAAAACCCTGTGAATCTCCAGATCACACGCGAGATTCTCACTATCTGTCGCAAATGGAATGACAGTGTCTAGATATTTAACGTCAGAGCCGCGCTACCGCGCGCGGCCTACTGGACTACCCATTCACTCTCCCAGGCCGCGAGCGTAGCTCTCAGCGGCCCCGTTCATGCCCAGGAGGCAAGCACACATGGCCGCTGTAACTGAAATCAGGATTCCGCTGTTTCTTCGTCTCGGCGCCGGCGACGAAGCCGAGATTGGTGCGGTATACGTGCCTGTTCGGTTCGAGACTGGCGACACCACGCGCGCAGTAGCGGACGCAGCAGCCGGCAGCTACGCGCTTACCGAAACCTCGCGATCTTTGCTGGCGACAGGCCGGACTGACCGCGCGCAGGCGGAGATTCGGGAGTTTCTGAACGAGCTACACAACCGGAGGGCGGACTAATGCCCGGCCCTGTACCCAAGCGGGAAGACCAGCGGCGGCGCCAGAACAAAGACAACGGCCCGATCACTAAGGGCCGCGCCCGCGGCGCTGCGTTTATCCCCACCGCGCCTGAGCACTGGCACGAGCTGGCGATGCAACTTTATGACGCTATCGAAAACTCAGGTCAATCTGAGTTTTTCGAGCAATCCGATTGGGCTTACGCCCAAATCGTTTGTGAAGCACTTTCGCGAGAACTGAATAAAGGACAGCGAATGAGTGCTCAAATGTTTCAGTCGATCCAAACGGCGATGTCAAACCTCCTAGTCACCGAAGGGGACCGGCGCCGTTTGCGCGTCGAACTCTCTAAGGCCCCGGAGGCTGACCCCGATGCGGATTTCGCAGAATCCGAACGAGCCCGATTCGCGGCTGAATACGGAATCGAATAACGACAATCCCTCTTCCCGTCTTATCACGCTCCCGCAAGGCGCGCCCGCGCTGACGCTTGGGTGGAGCGTAGCAGATTGGGTAACTAAAAATCTCAAACAGCCGAACGGCCCCCGGCAGGGTAAGCCGTTCTCATTTGTTAAATCACAAATGAATTTCCTCCTTTGGTGGTATGCCGTTAATGAGGATGGAAGATTCATTTATCAGCGTGCCGTGAGGCGGCTAGCGAAAGGCTCTGGAAAGTCTCCGTTCGCCGCGATGCTTTCGGTTGCTGAGTTTCTAGGGCCTGTTCGGTTCGATGGTTTCGCCCATGACGACATGAACAAAGTCATGGATATGAAGCCTTGGGATCGTGTCATCGGCAAGCCGGTTTCGATGCCTTGGGTTCAGATTGTTGCAACATCTGAATTCCAGACGAAAAACACTATGCGCGTTGTTCGCGCGGTTACCGGCAAAGGCTCAAAAGTCCAGCAGGCTTATAACCTGGACGTTGGCAAGCAACAGCTTTTCGTACCTCCGGAAGGCACGCTAGAAGCGGTCGCTTCCTCGTTCAAGACTCTTGAAGGCGCTGAGACTACTTTTTGTATTGCCGATGAAACAGAGCACTGGTTGCCCGCCAACGGCGGCCCCGATCTTATGGGCACTATTGCAGACAACCTGACTAAGTCAGGCGCTCGCTTTGTCGAGACATGCAACGCCTGGAAGCCCGGTTCCGAAAGCATTGCCGAAGCGTCTTACGAGGCTTGGCTCGCTCAGGAAGAGGGCCGGACGCTTTCGTCTATGGATGACAAGCTGGGAAAAATCTTGTATGACGCGAGAGTTGCGCCGGCCGAGGTCGAGCTAGAAAAGCCGGAACAGCTCCGAGAAGCGTTGGAGCACGTCTACGGAGATTGCTACTGGGCGGATATCCAGGCGATCATGGGGCGTATCTACGACCCGGCCGCGGACCCCGACGACAGCAGGCGGAAGTACCTAAACCAGCCGGTTTCCCGCGGGGATGCGTGGTGTACGTGGCAGGACTGGTCCGACGATAGGGTTCGCCGGCCGGATCTCAAGGTCAAGCCCGGAGAGGCTATCACTCTCGGGTTTGACGGCTCTCTCACGAATGACGCAACCGCCCTGGTTGGTTGTCGCGTAAGTGACGGGCACGTATTCCCGATTCGGATTTGGGAGCCTCGCAGGGACAAAGGTCCGAAAAGGGCCGCGGTAGATCCTGAAGTTGTCGACGCCGTTCTAGCGCAGACTTTCGACGCTTACGACGTTAAGGCGTTCTTCGCCGACGTTGCGTTTTGGGAGTCCTACGTAAAAGTCACGTGGCCCAAAGAGTACGGAAAGCGTGTCGAAACGTGGGCGCGCGGCGGCGAGATTGACCCTCAGCCGTTCGCGTTTGACATGCGCTCGGCAGGGAAGGAATGGGTTGCTGCTGCGGAGCTTACTCGAAATGAAATTGCTGAAGGCTTGCTCACTCACAATGACGATCCGATTCTGTCGCGGCACGTACTGAACGCGGTTAGCCGAGAATCCCGCTGGGGTGTTGATCTTAAGAAGCGGACTCCTGGTAGTCCGGACAAGATCGACGCCGCAATCGCAATGATTCTTGCGCGTCTCGCGCGAACTCGCTATCTGGCTACTGACGCTAAGAAAAAGAAACGCACTGGAAAGGTTTGGTACTAGAGCATGGTTGCCATTCGACGTGACGATCAGGTTCTAGGACACGAGCCCGACCGTCCCGAGTTCGAAGATCTCGAAGACGATTTCGAAAACGCGAATCAGCTTATCGCGATGCTCGATTACGAGCAAGAGCATATTCAGGAATGCGACAACTATTTCTACGGGGCGCACCGACAGCCGTACACGCCGAAAGAAGCAGCTTCCGAGTATAAAGAGCTTGCGCGTCGGTCGATTACCAATATGGTTCCGCTGATCGTGAGCAACCTCGCTCAGCTTTTGTACGTAGAGGGCTACGTCCCGTCGTACGCCAAAGACGCCGGCGAGAACGCGCCGACGTGGGCGGTGTGGCAGGCGAACCGTATGGAACTACGACAGCGCCCGTTGTGGCGCGGGATGCTCCGGTACGGCGTCGCGTACACGTCGACTGTCGCCGACGACAACGGCCGCGGCGACGGGCTACCCACGATCACGCTGCATTCTCCGCAGCGGATGATGGCTGGTTTTGAAGACCCGGCTAATGATGAGCGGCCGATTTGCGCTATCGAGCGAATCGGGCCGAAAAGCAAAGCAACGAAATATCGCTTTTGGCGCTCCGATGGTTCTTGGCTCGACTTTAGGGTTCGAGAAGACGACAAAGGCAACAAGCGAAACGAGTATATCGGTGAGGGCGATTCCGGCCTTGACCATTGCGCGGTTGTCCGGCACACGTACGACCTAGACATTAACGGCCGGTATCTCGGCGAGATTCAGCCGGTAGTGACGCTCCAAGACCGCCTCAACCAAACGGTCATGGATCGCATGGTGGTGCAAACGTACAGCTCGTTCAAGGTTCGCTTCGCAACCGGAATGGATATCGCAAACGACGCAGAGCGAATCAAACTTTCCGCTTCGCGAATGCTGGTTGCTCCGGATGAGGACACAAAGTTCGGGGCGATTCCTGAAACTCCGCTAGATGGGTTTATCAAAGCGTCTGCGGTTGACCAGGAAACACTTTCCGCTGCCGGCGTCATCCCTCCGCACTATTTCACGGGCGAGCTGAACAACCTTGGACCGGAAGCTATTGCGGAAGCTCGCGCGGCTATGGAAGCGAAAGCCTCCGAGATTAAACATTCCGCCGGCGAGGGCGTTAAGCAGGTTCACCGCGACATTGCCGAGATTATGGGGCTTGCGGCGGATTCCGTCGATTACGAGGCCCAGGTGCTTTGGCATGACGCGCAGAACCGTTCGCTTTCGCAGGTTGCGGACGCTCTCGGCAAGCTCGCGACAATGCTTGGCGTTCCGGTTACCGAGCTGTGGTCTCGCATTCCCGGTGTTACGCAGGCTGACATTAAGCGTTGGCGAATCGCGTATGAGGCCGAACAGGAAAGCCGCGTTATGCACGAGGCATTCCAAGATGAGGATGAACGCAATGCCGAGTCAGGTAGCGATGAACCGTCTTCAGGCGGTGAGCAACCGGACGACGAGCCGGACGATACAAGAGATTGACCAGCTACTACGCAGGTCAACGCCGACGTACACATGGTTTGAAAATAACAAACCGCTGTTGCTCGCAATCCTTGAACGCGGCCACGCGGATAACCGCAATGCCGCGATTGAATATCTCCAAACCATCGCGGATGAGGCGGGGGAGGCTGTCAATCTCTCCCCCGCTCCCTTTAACGAGGCCGCGGTTTGGTCGACCATTCGCGCTTTGGGTCCGGCTAAAGCTGCAAGTTTGGCGGACAGCGGGCTTGCCGGCCCGATGCTCATTGAGGCAATGCTCAAGCAGCTTAACGGTGCGATGTATCGGCATTTGATGAATGGTCAGCGAAACACGATTCACCGCACGGTTGATCGTAGCCGGAACCTAGTCGGTTATCGCCGCGTATCGCGCACGGGAACTCCGTGCTATTGGTGCGCGATGTTGATCGGCCGCGGCGCTGTTTATAAGTCGCATGAATCCGCTTCGCGTTCCTCGGGAATGCGCGGCGTTCGCGTTGGCGACGGCTATCACGACAACGATAAATGCGGAGCTGAGCCGCTGTTCCGAAAAGACATCGGCAAATACGACGACACGCTAGAAAACAAATTTTCTGATTTGTGGGGCGAGTCCGGAGCGAAGCACTCCGGTAAAGCCGCTATAGCAGCTTTCCGCGAAGCATACGCGGAATATTTGAAAGACAACCCCGGAGGTTAACCGTGTCAGACACGGACGTTAACGAGACTGAAGCGACTGAAATCGAGGACTCCGAAGCGGAGGACTCGGAAGAGGAATTCGACCGCGAAAGGGCGCTTGCGAAGATTCGCAAGGTCAATTCGGAGGCGAAAAATCTTCGCGAACGTCTCAGGAAGTTTGAGGAAGCGGAAGCGGCGCGGAAAGACGCTGAAAAGTCCGAGCTTGAAAAGGCCGCTGAGCGTGCGGAAGCCGCGGAAAAGCGGGCCGCTGAGCTT